AACAATTTGTTTGCTGTTCCACTTGAATAAGCCAGTACTGTTTCAACTTGACCCGTGATGCCTGTTGCAAATTTGGTGTAGCCATAACGCAAAACCACAGAGTTAGTGCCAGGCCACCAATTAGTCAATGTTACCGCATCCCCAATTGCCATTGCGCCCAATGAATCCCTTGCATTCCACCCGCCAATAGGCGCAGGGATTGTGATGGTTGTAGAGCTTTGAGTTCTTAGACCCCCCGCTTGAGCAAATGAATTTAACATTAGGCTTTATTTCTTTTTCTCAGGTTTAGCAGTCTTTGCAGCTTGTTTAAAGTCTTTAGCTGTAGGCGCTCCCTCAGTGCCAGGCTTACGCATCTTCTCGCCCGATCCTGCAGCTATTCTTTCCCTTTTTGCCTGAATATTTGCGTACAAACCATCTAGTTTCATGTCATATCCTTAAACACTAGGCCAATTGCCGTCTTGCACACTCCACGGCCCAACAAGCTGATTCATGCCCACAGGCGCTAGACTCATGGCTGATACAGGTACGTCACCAGCTTTGCAATAGCTCAAAGTGCGATTGAATTCCGCTAGTTCTGCGCCATAATCTAGCTTTTTGGCTTTAAGAAAATAAAACCGCAAACCAGCCAACATCAAATCATCAGGGAAAATTGATGTGTCTGTATCTGCTGTGTACGCTGATTTTGTACCAGTGCTTGAGCCGGTTGCACACACCCAGTAATTTGAAACGTACTCAAAAGAAAAGTTGTAGACAGTGGTCAGCGCTTGGAAAATCCTAAACTTGCCGTTGTAAATGCGGTAACGCTCCCTTGGGCCAATTGAGATAATGCCGCCTTGCAAGAATTGCCAATCCTGAGATGACTTTGTGCCAAGGTTGCGCCAGTGGTCAGTCCTGTCCCAGTTGGTGTCGGAAATCATTCTGTCGTAACCGTCCGGCAATGGGTAGTCCTGCTTGGCAAACGTCATAGAAACCGCAGCAGTTGAGGTAGTTACTGGCGTATTTAACGTAACCTGCGTAGAGCTGTCAATTGACAAAATCTCAGCATAGGGCGCTTGCCCCGTGCCAGTGATGACGTTGCCAACCGCAAGCCCTGCCGTGCTTGGAATAGACGTAATGACGCGAGAACCCGCTGTAATTGTGCCGGTGGTGCTTACCGCCACTTCAGTTTGCCAAATGTAGGCTTGGACTAGCTTTTGCCACTCATAGTCGCGCACCAAGTCCTTACCTAGACGTTGCGCCAAAGCCAAGAATTGCATGGTTTGGTTGTTGGTTGACCCAATTACCGCCGCTGGCTGAGTCAAGCCTAACTCGCCTGAAACCTGATCTACCAATTGCAGTAATGTGTAGGCCATTTACTCCACCAATTCTTTTTTAGGACGACCGGATTTTTTAGCCGTCAACTCTGCAATCATCGCACGGAGTTCAGCCATTTCAACATCTTGGGCTTGCAATTTTTTATCTGTTTCGGCTCGTATTTTGTCAAACATTTGCGAGTCTTGAGATGCTGCAATAAATGTTCGTGCCTTTTCACGCAAATCATTAAATCCCATGATCTTGTTGCCCACTATGTCTGCAAGCTGTGCAAATTGATCAATGGTAAAAATGTTAAGCGCTTTAAACTCAGCTTTTTGAGTCTCAGAAATTGCACTCCAAACGTCAATTGGTGTGCCTGCTACTTTGGCTTCTTTCTTTTGCTCAAACCTAGCCCACTCAACAGGGTAATCTTCTATGTCTTGCTCACGCATGGGGCGATCAATTGTTAAGGTGTTATCGCCAGGCACTAATTTCTTCAAAAAGATACGCTCTTGAAAGATTGGGCGCTTTTCTTGAGCCGTCAAAAAGTTGTTTTGCACTTGTACCGCATGGAAAAACACCGCCATCTTGCCGCGATTGCTTTCCATAAATGACTCATCTGTCCAACCTGCTACTTCGTTTTTCATGTTAATTCCTTGAGTTTGAAAGCAGTTTCCTGCATAAGTCCATCACCGTAAAACACCACTTCTGCATCCTGCGTTTCAATAAAATTTTCCATTTCAATTGCCGCTTGGAGCATCTGCTGTGTCGTTTGGAAAGTTCTCAAACCAACATTGACCATGATTTTAACTTGATCTTTGCCAGTATGAGCACCTGCGTGGCGGTTATTTGTGAATGAACAATCCATGCCGTGAATGTCAAACCGGCGAAACCCTAAAGCCGCCGAAACATTCATTGCCCTCATGCCTACACTTGAACCGCCACCTATCAGGCTTCCCATTCCATCAGGGTGGTGCTGGGCAACCCATGCCACCGTTTCTAAATCATCTCCATTTATTAAATGCCATACCTTAACATTTTTTCCTTTGAGAATCTCCCAAAAGTCGGGATGGCAGACCGAGGCCATCAGGTACTTGGTCTCTTTCTGTGGATTCCTTAACATTTGGGCTTTATGCGGTCTTGGGTCGCAGTCAACATGAAAGTCAGGAATAACACCCCTTTCCACTAAGTAATCATGCGCCCCCGAGACCGTCATTATTGGGCGTTTAAGCTGCCGCCAAGTATCTGCAAGGCTTGGGCCGTAACAAGCAATGGTCATGCGCCGGTCGTTAAATTTGCCTTTTTTCTTAAGCATAGGCAAGTGCATTGACTTTGCCATTTGCTCATGGCGCTCGGCATTAGTTAAGACCCCTTTAAGCATTCCACCCTCATGTCACGAAATGGGAAATGGTATCTAGGATCACAAAACGTAATGTTTTGCATTCCTACGGTTTCCAACATATCTTGCAGTGGGCGCTGAAACCAACCCCAATGGTGGCACATTGCCTCGGCTTTATATTTAGGGTCACCGTACAACGCATTTAGCGTCATAAACGGCTGTAATGGCTCTTTTTTAATCACGCAGTTATGAACGTAAGCAAACACCTTGTCCATGCAGGGAAGCTCTAGGATCATCTTGCCGCCAGGCTTTAGCACCCGCTTCCACTCGGTTAGCAAGTCATAGACTTCCCACTCATAAAAGTGCTCTAAAACATGAATTGCTGCCACCGCATCAGCAGAATCACTAGCAATTTCAAGTTTTCTTAGGTCGCATTTAATGTCGGAAATGTCGGAATGTAGGTCTACGTTTATCCAACCGTCCCATTTCTTTGTTCCGCATCCGAGGTTGTAGGCCGTTTCGTAGCGATCTTCCACTTGTCGATCAGTATTTGCGGCGTAAATCTTTCCCTCACGAAATTCTGCGCCTTGGATACTAGTTTTTTCATGTTCTGCTGTTTTGTCCATTCGATGCCCTCTTTGATGTTGCCGATGTAGATCGGGAAACCCTCTAAGGCTGGATGCGGTTCTGCAACCACATAACACCCCTGTCGAATTGCCTCAATTGCCCTGTTTGCACTTTTGTAAGGAGCTGTGGCAGGGATCACCACTATATCGGCTTGGGCAAATTCTTCCAACATGGTTTCTTTAGACCAAGGGATTGCCCCATCAAAGTTTGATACTACTCGTAAGGGATAACCCTCTAAGTCGGGCAATATGCGTTGCAAGCTCTCACGGTTGACATGATGCCCGAACCACAGCAAATTAACCCCATTGCAATGCGGCGGCATTTCGGGGTATTCATAAGGGTCGGAAATGACAGTAGCATCTCGCCCTAACTCTTTAATTCTTTTTGCCATCTCAGTTGTGGAGCAAGTCACCGCATCCGCAAGGCGCAATGCTTCTTGGTAGTGCAACCAATCAAAATGATCATCACAAAAATCCACTACCACCCAAGCGCCTCGGGCTTTGGCTCTTGCCATATCCATTAACTCATTGGCTTGCGGTTTGGCAAATATCAAGGTGTCAGCAGTTAAGTCGTTTTGGCTTGCCCAATCCCCCGCAGGAATCTTGGCTCGGTAGCGCCAGCTTGCCGCATTCTTGTCGCCCCAATGGATAAATGATGTGCGCTCGTTAAGCTCACCTTTGCCATCAATGATGCCGCCAAGCTCCATCATGTTTTGGTTGCGCTTCTTGATAATGGCTTGGATTAACCCACGCCCATGCCCGTTAAACGTAGCATCAGGCAAATAATCATAGTAAGTTTGGAAGTGCTCGGCCTGCAGCGCCATCGACATATTGCAGTTAAAGGTTTCGCCATCAGGATCAATTTTGACCTCAATCAGCTTGTCCCCATCCTTTAGCCCATCGCCGTTAACTCTCAGCAGCTCGCCGTCATTGCATGAGTCAAAGCCAAACAGCTCAAACTGGCGGTAGCCAAGCACATAGAACAACGATATAGCCCTTAAACCCGAGGTTGTACCCCCACCTATTAGCATAGACTTTTTAGGGCGGTCTTGCCCCTTTTTAACGTATGGATGCCATAGCGTGACCTGATACCCATCAAGGTTGTCAAACATTGCCGGATGACATTGGCTTGCAATCATGTAATGCACTGATGGCTGCGGTTTATAAAACGCTATCCTGTGCTCTTGCGGGTCAATGGCTAAAGCGTAATCGGGTGTTACGCCGTTCTCAATTAACCAATCATGTGCGCCCTTGATCGCCACAATAGGCGACCCCGCCGCTTTCATCTTTTTAATAAGCTCTAACTGACCTTTAACGCTTGGGGCGCTTGCCACCAACAGGATTGCACCGGTCTTGGCTGGCTGTGCTTCTGTGACCTGTGGGTAACCTCTAGCAATCGCCGCATCCATATTGGCAAATAAAATGTCATCTTCTGCGACACATTTACCAGTAATTTTTAAAGGTAAAGAACTCATTAAAAAGACACCCCACCTTTTGAGTGGGGCATCGTTTCTGATTAGCCTGCGCCAACCATGATCAAGCCTGCATTGTTGACCATACAGAATGGTGCGGATGCAGAAGTAGCCGATGTGTTAGCCACAATACCTTGGATGAAGCCAGCAGACACGGTTGTGTCGTCTAACGCACCGGCGGTAGAAGTGGTGTACAAAGGCACTTTAGGCTGGCAAGAAACCAGCAAGTTAACTCTAAGCGTACCGTTTAAGCCAACCCAGCCGTAATAGGCGGAGGCAATAGCGGTTTGTGCAAAGCCAACCATGTTGAAACCCAAATCTTTAGCGTTTGTGGTGGTTACAGGCACAGCTCGCATAACAGGAGTGGTACTCGCTGAGTCTGCGTAAGTGCTCATAATCACCGCATCAAATGCGCTAATGGTGGATTCGGCGCGGACAAAAATGTAAACGCCGTTGTTGGAAGTGCTCACCCGAGTACCAGGGGTAACAGGGAACAATGTTGTAGAGCCTGCACTTGTTGACGCATAAGTAGCCGTCAAGTCAATGCCGATTTTGCCGTCTGTGACGTAATCTGCCATGATATTTGCTCCTTATTCAGTCATTACGCCTTGGAACTGGAGTCCCGAGGCGGTCATATTGCCAGCCCAGCCGATCAAGCGCACGATGGCATCTTGGTTGGTGGACATACGCTCATCACCAATCGGAACAAAGTTACGATTTGCGTGAGGACGGAAGAAAATGTATTTTGTGTTCAAGAAATAACCAGTAGATGTCGGAATATTACCGCCGATACCACCGTCAAGAACAACGTCTGCATTCATGTACTTGGAAGCAACAAAGCCTAATTCGGCCATTTTGCTAGAACCAGGGAAACGCTGAATGTTTTGCAGAGACGACATGAAGAAGCCCCACAAATTGTTATCCAACAAAATCAAATCGACTACGTCAGAGCCGCGACTTGTCTTTGCATACAGGCGGTTAAAACCGGTCTGAATGTTTGAGCTGGAAGCAGATGCACCCAAGTCAGTAGAGAAGTCAAAAGTCTGATTGCGCCAAAATGACCATGTAGCGCGGTCAATACCACCGACCACACCGGTAGCGGGGGATGCGACCACCATAGCTTGCAAACCAGTGATCTGCTTACCATTGTTGGCTGTACCGTCCGAATAAATACCAGTAGAGATCAAGTTCTCAATCGATGCCTCGGCAACGTCCAAACGTGCGTCAAACAAATCAATGATCTGCTCTTCGCCGCTGTTTTGGAGCATCTCCAAGCCATTGATGGTAACTGCCACCGCTGCTTGTTTGATGGGGAACTGAGCCGCAGAGATAACGTCCGCAGGGCTGATGTCTAAGACTTCAGCGCCCGAGTAGTACATAGCGGTTGAGTTTGCTTGGAATGACAATTCTTGCAGAATGGTCGAACCACCTGTAAAAGGCTTGTAACGGCCTTTCTCACGCAGGCGAGTCAGCAACGCATTGTTTTTGGTCACGTTATCGGCAACGATGCCGGAGCGTGACTCAATGGTGGTTGCTAAAACGTCTGAGTAATTACTATTGGCGTATGCCATGATTTACTCCTTTTTAATTCACCTGCCGCAGCGCATTGGCAATAACGGCTCGGCGATCAGTTTGATTGACTGCACCTGAGATGGCAGCGCCAGGCGCTCCCCTAACTTGTACAGCCGCTTGTTTTGCTTTCTGTACTTGATTCTGCGTGGCGTAGTTTTGTTGCTGTTGAGCATATAAACCTTGTGCCAACTGTGGATCAAGCCTTACGGCGGTGTCATATGCTATTTGCAATTTCTCGCGTTCAGACATATGACTAATGTCCCCTAGAACTTGCGGCGCTTGGAGAAGCGACAACATTCGATCTTGGACTGCCTCAAAGTGTGCGTTTGCGGGGTCGCCTGCAAACTGCTGGATTACCGAGAGTGCTCGGTTTTCATTCTGTTTCTGCGCTTCGTACTGGCTCTGCGTGATGTGTGCCGTGAGCTGTTGCACTTGTTGCGCTAATTGATTGTAGTGCGAATCTTGCTGTTGTGGTGGTGCTGCGCCGCCAAAGTAAGCAGCCACTTGATCCAAAGGAATTTGAAACCGTTGAATCATTTGCGCTACCGCTTGCGATTTTTGCTGCGGTGTGCCTGTTCTCAGCAACGCCGCCGTTTGAAGCAATGGCGCAATCGCTTGAGCCGCCGTGGTGTTCTCGTTTCGCAAAATCCATTCGTAAGGCGCAAACTGCTCAGTAACAGCCCGAGCTTCGGCATCTCTTTGCTTGTAGGTGCTGATGCCTTTTTCATAGTCGGCATCCCGTTGGGCAAAGGCTTGCTGTAGTTCAGGCGGGGCTTTTTCCCAATGTTCTTTTAGCTCAAGACGTAGGCTTTTGGGCATCTCAGCTCTTGGCTTTTCAGCCATTTGCGGTGCTTGGGTTTGATCTGTTGGAAACTTAGGAGCAAACTTCCCACCCTCACGGGGCTGGGTAGCTGCGTGTTTGCCTCGGTTTGTCGGTGTCTTAGTCAGTGCCTCACGAATCGTATCGGCTCTGCTTTGCGGCTCTGCTTGGGGCGCTTCTACCGCTGGAGTTTCGGGTGCTGGTGTTTCTACTGTGTCGGGTGCGACAACTTCGTTTTCCATCACTTCATCCTTTTCATTTGTTCCAAAGTCATTTTGATCATTTCTTTACGCTCGGGCATCGGCCTGTTATGCAGCCGGTTTGCCATCTCCACGTTAAGGTTAGACATCTTAACAGGTGCAATCGGTGCGCCTGGTCGATCAAACTCTTGCACTGTAGCCAGTTGACCACGCAATCGGTCTCGGTGCGCTTCTTTTTTCTTGTTCCACTCTTGTTGTGCATACTTAACATCAGAGTGACCCATCTCAATCGAATCGGTGCGCTTAAGGTGCTCACGCCATTGCTTTCTGCCCTCAATCATCACACCATCAGGCGACATAAAAGGCGCAATGTCACCTCTTACTGAAGCCATTGCTTCATCTCGGTACTCGCCCCTTGTGACTTCGTAGGCTTCGCTACCGTCTGATGGATAAACCCAAGTTCTTTTCACATTAACTCCAAAAGCATTGCGACATCTTCTTCATCACGTTTTAGCTTAACACGAACTTCAAGGTCTTTGACCCTTTGCATTAATAAATCATAATCAATTTGTTTTCTAACCGCAACCTCTATTGTTTGTGCGGGTGCTGAAGTGATTTCTTCCCTTACCTCGGGCGGTAAACCAAACAGCGCCTCTTGCAGTTTTAGCTTGCGTTGCGCCTCTAACTTTTTGTCTTTAGCCCATAGTTCATCACGCTTTTTTTCGTCAAAGCCAAAGTGACCACCAAGCAGAATTTCTTCTACTGGAGTTGGCGGGACTCCTGCACCAACTGTGCAAAATGGTAATTGTGCAAAGGCTGATATGCCAAACACTTAAGCTCCCCAATTAGCAGATGGTGCGCTTGTTACCCATAAACTTGATGCCGAGCTATAAACCAAAATATCACCATTGTTTGGGTTTTGTGCCGAAACATTGTGCAATTCATCCATTTCATAGCCGTTTTGCACTTTGACAAATAACTTACCATGCACTGGATGTGCGTGTTCAACCACGGCTGTGTAAACAAGGTGCGCTGGCGCGTATTGCTTGGTTGCCGTCAATGCGCCAGCCGTTGTGCTGCTTAGATAAAGTTGTGCGCCATCAGTAAACATTGACGTATCAATATCGTCAATTAAACCAATAATGGTTACATATCCATTGGTATTGTTTGCTAAGTCTGCTGACATTAAACCTAACGTTTGGGCTGATGTGGCATCGCTTGTTGCCAAAGCTTTTGAAACTGTTGGGTTTTGTCCTGTAGCGCCGCTGATGTAAACCGCCGTACCTTTAGTTAGCGTTGCTCCAGTGGTATTGCGTACCAAACAAATTACATTTGTGGTGGATGCAGCCGTTGTTACCGCCAAATTAACTTCAGACCCTGTTTGGCTAATTGTCACACTACCATCAGCGGATGCAATAGAAGTTACAGTATTTTCAGCAGGCAAGGTTACAAATACATCCTTTGCACCTGCCGCAAGATTAAGTATTGAGCCTGTTGATGAAGAAATTATGGTTGTTCTAGCTAATGTGCCGCTAAAGTAAGTCCCAATCCCAACCTCCCATTGCGTACCGCCTGAGATCGTGTAATAGGTCGTATTGTTGTTGCCAATTACCGAAAATGACTGAAACCCATCAACAGAGCCGTCTAGCGTGATCGTTCCAGTACCTGTGGAAGTGGTGGTCTGTCTTACCCGATCAGCTAAAACAAGGCTCATGCTGTCTCCACGCCTATTACTAAGCCATCAGCACCCCTGATAACTTTCTTGGGTGCGTTAAGCCTTTGCATGGCAGCGCCAATGTTTTGCATTGATTCGCCGTGCATATTAGCCATTTGATCGTGCATTTGTGCCATTTTGTCCATAGCTTGAACAATTGTGCCGCCTAGCTCGTTGGTTATTTGTGCAGACGCTGCTTCAATGACTGGTAAGTCAAGGCCAGGGTTGCTACTAATCCTTGCCACCATGATCTTAGTCGTAGCTTCAAGCTCTGCTCTCCATCGTTCATATTCTTCCTTTCCAGCCATTTCTCGGGCTTTAATTTGAAGTTCATTATTCTGTTTAGCGGTCTCAAAATCCGCTTTCATTTGAGCCAATTGCATATCTGCCTGCACTTTGGCTTGGTGCATCTGCATCTCAAGCTGTGCCTTGCCTTGCTCAATTTGTGCCTGCGCCTGCATTTTCATCTGCTCAGTCTGCGCTTGCGCCTGCATCCGCATTTGCTCGGCCTGTTGCTCGGCTTGCATTTGCATCATCTCAGGCGGCTCTCTTGGCGGTTGTTGTTTAGCCGCATCTGCTTTGTCTTGCAAGGCTTTCATGGCCTTTTCTACTGCGCTCTCTAAACTTCGACCTGCTCTGTATCGGCGCACCAAGAACAATAACATCTCGGAAACCATAGGCAAAGTCTCAGGCGCTTGGGTAACCATTGGGATTGCTTCACGCAAGAATGCACCGATAGCCCCTATTGCCTCTTGTGCGCCTTGCTTTTCTGCTTGCTCATCAATCTGAGCCAAGCTATCAGCCTCAACCGCAATGTGGAAGTCGCGTATGGTGCTGTCCGACAACATCTGCAACGCCGCTTGCAACATTTGCGGGTCTTGACCATCGGGCGTGTTAGTCACACCTGACATTTCAACAATCAACTCAGGCGGGTAAAACTTACATATAACCTGTGCCTTGAGCTTAAAGATGTCGGTAGCAAACCTAGCCACATCGCCTTGGCTGCTCTTTAACCTTAAGCTGCCAAAGTTGGCCTTAAGTTGTTGAGCACCAAGCGTTTCTTGGGCTTTGGACGATCCACGCAAGATGTCCGATATGCCCATGATTTCGTAAATGGACTGCTTGACCTGTTCCCTTGCCGCATACAACTCACGCAAGGTAATAATGATCTGCGAGGTATCCATCATGTCGATAGCGCCTTTTAAGCCGCCTTTTTCCGACATTGCCGCCCATGCGGTCACAGGGAATAGCTTGTTGTCTACGCCCTCGCTAAACATCCGAGCCAATTCTTTGAACTCAGCATTAAACACGCCCACCGCTTTACAGGCTTTGGTCAGCAAGTAAATGCGCTGCGTTAAGTTATCTAGCTCTTGTGCCTGATCCTCGTACTCGCAGAAGTCGGGTACAGGAATCATTGAGCCAGTGGTGGTAGTTGCCATCAACGGCTTGGGGCATGGGAAGAAATCATCAAGCTCTAGCGGGTCATCCCTCTCATCTAGCGCCTGTGGATAACCTTTAGCAATCCAACAAACCTTTGCGGCGCGCTTGTTCCAAATCTCATAGACCATTGCCTTTTTGTCATAGGTCATCTTGGCAGTCATGGGATTCTTGCCGTCCATGTCGGTGTTTGAGCTGGTCAGGCTGACGTTTTTAAATACGTCTCCAAAGCGCTCTACGCCCTCGTCTTTGGTCATGTAGACCGCCCGAGCTACCCACCACACTTCGTCCCATGTCCGAGCTGGTGAATGCAAGAAGTCAGCCCAGTAGACGTAATCAATTGGGCTGTGAGCCGCATCAATGCGCTCGGTTGGGTCTTCTACGGTGTTATAGACTTGCGACTCATCTCGCTCCATCTCACCCTCAACCTCAGGGGTCTCGTTGACAATGACAGGCTCGTAGCGAATCCATGCCGTGCCTCGACCAGGCAGCAATCGGTCTTGTACTGCGCCGGTCATTGCCGCATCAAAGTCACCAAATTGCGTGGTCTCGTACTCCATGACACGCTCAAGCATGGTAGAGGCCAATCGACCCACAGGGTCTTGATCCATGTATCGGCGTGAAACCTCGGGCTTGGCTTGTCTGCCATACAGGGCAGGGAAAAGCACTTGGATGTTAGACCATAGGATGTTGAACTTCATCCTCGGCATCTCAATGGCATCACGCTCGTCACGGTAGCGTTTAACTACCTTTTGCCCACGCTTTTCCCATTTATCAAATATCTTGATAGCGGTCTCAATCTGGTCATGCCAGTACGGGCCTGGGTCATCTCCCTCGTATGCGCCGGTTTCATCGTACATGATCAACTACCAGCGGCAAAGAAGAATGTCACATCCAATGCGCTGCCAGCAATTGTGGCGTATAGACTGACACCTACGTTAGCGGGAAATCGGTGAAACCCGATAGCTGGGGTGATCGTGCCTGACATTACCTCGCCGCCTGACCCACCATTGCGGAGCACCAATGTGCCTGCGGTGGTGCTGTTGACGTAGAAACCAATCAACTGGCAAGGGCCAGTAGTGACTGCGCCTGTGGCGGTGATGTTCTTGTATCCACCTACTTCTGCTACTGGCTGGCTCATATACGCTCCTCTTTATGTTGCATCTCATAATCCCACAGCTCATCGAGTGTGATGGTTTGTAGGGTCTTGCCCTTGGGCGGTGTTTGATCTTTTGCTTCTTGTCTATAGGCTACTGCTAACATTCTAAACGCATCTGCGGGGTGTGAGCACCAATCATGGCGTGGAGTTTGACGAAAAGTTTTCTTATCTTCATCATATTCCCGCTGATATTGCCTTAACGCTTCGAGCCCCTCATCGCATCTAGAGTCAAAATAGCAGTTTGGCAGAATCATCCTAACCGCTTGAATGCCGTCTTGTATGCCAATCTCAGGCACGATGGCTAACTTGCTCATGCCGCCTAAGTGTGCAGCCAATTGCTCAACAATAGACTTACCACCCGAGGCCAACGTCTTTGCCCTTGCGTCATGCGGTAAGTAATGGCGGGTGTATCGGTAGCCCTTGGCATTAACCGCATTGGCTATTTCCTCAATGCTTGCACCACTTACAGCGTAATAGTCCATTACCCTAATCTCGCCCCTAACCACTTGCCACCACCAAATAGCGGTGTCGTCCCGATAACCTAAGTCCCATGATGTCATTACATCCGCTTCAGGCTCAAAGGGTAGCTCTCTAATCCTGCCCTCATCTTGCGCCAAACGCATTTCTTGCCCATAAAACGCCCCAAGAATAGCCGCATCAAAGCTGCATTCATATTCTTGGTCATACTGATCTTGGCTTAATTGTGATTGAGCCGCCTGTAATTCTGAATCAGGCAATAGGTTAGACACCGAGGCGGGTAGGCGCAGCAGAAACCAATCCGGCACTACTTGGCTTACCTTGTAAATGTCGTGGAATTGGTTTTTGCCCTTTGGCGTACCACCAAACACAGCCCAGCCCATAGTGCTAGATAAAGTTGGTCTTACCACATTTCCCCACACACTTGGCTTGAAGTCGCCGTATTCATCAAGATAAACGCCGTTAAATCCCATACCACGCATGGCATCAGCGTTGTCTGAGCCAAACAGCATGATCTTTGCGCCGTTCACCAGCTCCACCGACAGGTCGGATTCATTTGTGACTTTTGTCACAGGTGCGGCGTAATATTTCAAGTAATCCCATGCCACCCGCTTGGCCTGGCTGCGGAATGGTGCAATGTAGGCGTATTGGGCTGATCTGTTGCCCTCGGTGATGGCTCGCTTAATCAGGTCATTGATTGCCGCTACGGTCTTTCCAGCCCTACGGTGGGCAACCAAACAAGACCATCGCTCAGTCCGGTTGTGGAATGGCATGAATGCCGCCCTTGGGCTATAGGGCAGTATTACTTCACGCCGCCCCATGTCACCACCATTTCTACCGGCCCCTCATCCTTGCCAGTGATCTCTGTTCTTGCCAGCTTGGGTACATGGTATTCAACTACCGATTGGAATAGCTCAAAGGCTTTGGCAGGATTGGGTTTTATGTCATGCTCAGGAACGCCCATAGCAACCTCATCAAGCCACTGTTCGAGTCGGTGGGCATTACCATCCACAAACATCGCTATCGCCTCTCTAGCTTGCGCTGTGACCTTATTAGGCGTACCCGCAGACCTGCCGCCAGCTTTCTTTCTAGTTTTAACTACTTTAGTTTCGGTTGTCATGCTAAAGCCTTAGCAAGTTCATCTTGTATTGATGCCAATGGCTGACCCTCTTTAATTGCTTTACGCATCTCAGGGGTAATGTCTAAATAGCGTATTTTTTCTTCTTTGATCATGTCTAAAAACATTACATCAACTTTGCGCTTTTGTTCACTTGGTAAATTTTTGTAAGTTTCCCCACGACCATAAATTTGCTCGGCTAACTGATCTTTTGTTTGTGCTTTGGCATTTGTGTTGATATATGTCTCACCCATCTTTGCGCCGTACTTTTTACCTTGTTTTTCAAGAAAAGCAGGGTAAACCTCATCATAATATTTTTTCATACCCTCGCCGCCAACTTTAAGGGCATCGCCGCTGTAAACATCTGTGCCAGCTTCTTGCGCTTGCATAGACTTAGCCAAATCATTTCCAACGTATTCTGACAATTTGTTTGCAGGGATGTTTTTGCCAATGGTTTCCTGTTTGCCGCCATTAACCAAAGTCGCATCTAAATTAAAAGAACCGTCAGGATTGCGTTTAGCAATAACTTCATCTATTTGCTTGGCAAGATTGTATCGTTCTGCTTGTTGTGACCCAGTAGTCAAACCAATCCTGTCATAACCTTTGTCCACAGCTTCTTTAAGCGCCCTTTTTAAAGCAAGTTGATACCATGTTTCTTTAAATGGCGCATCAGGTGGCTGGCTTGAAAAATCTTTATTTTTTTGTTTGAGCAAATCTTCTTTTTCTTTAAATTTATCCCATCTTTGTTGCATTTCTAAAGATAAAAAGCCATTTTGTTGCTCGTAATTGGAAAGTTCTGCTACCAAATTTTTTCTTTCATTAGCAACATTGTTCAATTCATTTTCTAATGCTTTTTTATCAGCGAGGCTTGCATATCCTTTTTCTCGACCAGCCTGATGCCAATCAGATTGAATTTCCTCAATCAATAACATTTTTTTGCCGTCAGCATCCACACGGTCATTGACCCTCATATGGGCTAAAACATTCGGATCGTCCCAATGGCTAGACCTATATTCTGGATTTGCTGATGCGTTTTTAGCTTGCGCTGGCATGGAATTCATTATTTCTTGCTGTTTAGCAGGATTAAGTTGCCCCCAATCTGGTTCGCCGCCCCGCTTAACAAATTGTGTGTAATAGTTTTCTGCCGCCTTGCTTGCGTCCATTGGCTTGTTTGGCAAAGTCATCAATATTTCACGGTAATTTTCACCGCCTGGCAATTGAAATTTTTCGTATTTAGTTGGCTCAGATTCTGGTATTGTGTATGCCGCATTAGCTTCTGCGTCTCTTGCATCCCGCAAAGTATTTAATTTTCGTGCAAATTCTCTAGAATCTAATGGAATTTGATTTACTCTTTCCAATTCTTTTTTGGCTGCATAATAATTATCCCAATCTTGTGGGGTAGGTGTTGGTTGCGGATTGCCTGGTTTGTTTAATGCGGCATGAGCTTCAGCAAAATTTTTACTTGCTAAATTTCTAGCATTAATTATATTTGTTTCGTATTGTTGCATTTCATTGTACAAACCTTGTATCTCAGGCTCATATTTATCAAACACAATTTTGCGTTGAGCAATTCCAATAGGATCTTCTGCAATGTTTTCACCTAATTGACGTTCTTGCACATTAATACGGTTATTGGCAATGTAGTCTTGCACTTCTTGGCGGGTCACGTTCGGTTTATTTTTCAAAAACTCATCCAACCCCATAGCCTCCATTTCATACTTTTTAACGTCTTGACCTTTTGCCAACTCATTAAGAAATGATGCGCCTGTGCCTTGCTTTCTAGGAATATTCAAAGCCTGCTGTTCTACCGCCGAATAAAATCCTAATGGCGATACTTCTGCTTTTGGTTTTGTAATAGCTTGCGCCATTTGCATTTGCGGCTCAACCGCCATCAATGGTTTGGGTGTAATGTCTCCCAACAAAGACCGTGTGGGCTGGCCTGTCATGGCGGCATTGATTTCTTGCCCCGCCAATTTTGCATAGCCTGTCACCGCTGGTTTGGCTATCTTGCCAAAGGCTGGAGCCATATATCCACCCAACTCTTCCATGCCTGCCGACTCAGGCCTAATTGTTGTTACCCTTGGCATCATGCCCAAAATATCTGTGGTGGTTGGCAATACAGGGGTTGGGCTCACGTTTACCCCACCCGCACCAAATGACTTGTTAATGCCCATTCGGGCTAAGCCCTCTAGGTCGCCAGCCGTGCCAGGTATCTGCGCCACGCCGCCCCTCACCAATGACTCAAGGTTGCTTAACGATCCCGAGCCAATAGCTTTAAGCATCCCAAGCAAATCGGTTGCGCTGGCTTTTTTGCCGTTTTTTAAAGTTATCAAAGTGTCGGGCGTAATGCCGCCGGTATCTTGTCCATACCCACCCAACGCCGCAGCTAAGTCTCGGTAATCAGCCATCGACTAGCTCCCTCATTTTGATAAGGCCATTCATCATACGGCTTTTGGTGTTAAACCATTGCTTGCTGAAGTCGCAGTTTTGGTAATGGTCAAACTCAGGAATACCCAACGTGTAGTGCGCTATCTTGGCATTTTTGTTTTCTTGCTCACCTACTAGCACGTTCCATTCTTTCGGTAAGTCACCGATAAGTGAATCAGGCAACCAACCGAATCGGTGAAGCTCTGCCCCTGTGTGGTCATCCACAAAATCAGGCGTTAATACCTTGTTTCTTATGTGATCGCAATTCCAAAGTATTAAACTTGACCAATTCTTTCGGGGGTAATCCCGATTCGCCGATTCCATTGGTGTACCAATGTATTTCTTTTGGTGCTTGGTCTGATACTCATGCTTAACCACTTGCACCGCTTTAGTTGGGTCAAACAGTTTGCTCAAGTTGTCTATGTTTGCCAACATCAACATATCGCTGGCATCCAAGAATATTGCTCTGCCGCTAAATTTGGTGAAGTAAGGAACTAGGAAGCGTTGGTAAGTAAATGCGTTTGTGCCGTCCCGCTGTGTACCGTATAGCGGTGTTATAGCTACAGGCTCGCTGGTGCGCTCAATCAGGCTTTGGCAAAACACATGGTAGCCAACAGCCTCCCTTGGGTCATAGCCAGCAAATATCCTGATCATTTCAGCGTCAGTTTGTACAGGGTTGTGTCAATCAACGCCGCTATTTCATCAATAATGTTTTGCAGCTCAGTGTCATCAGGCAAAGCCTTGCGGTTTTTATAAACGTAATCTTTGATACTGGTCAAATACTTAACAGGGTCTTTGGCATTGTGAAAGTTCTCAGGGAAATCCTTGATTTTCTCATAACACCCTGCGTAAGCCTCTGCATACTGGTCAGCCAGCTCAATGATTTCGGTGTAATAAGCCCCAAGCGCCGAGTGAACTGCAAATGAGTCAGTTGCCAAGTGCATGAAGTGCGTTACCGTAGAACTGTGAAACAGCGTAGAAATAAAGTCGGCAACATTTTTTTTCATATTTACCCTAAAAAAAGCAGGGGTCAAAGCCCCTGCAAAGGAGTCAACTGCACATCTATTGTAAACGTAGGAATGGGTACGTCAACAGGCCAATTGCCATCATTAAAAAGTTTAGCAATAGTGGCAATGTGGGCGTGATGCCACTTTTCTTGTCGTTCTTCTTTGCTTAACTCTTTGCCTTGGTCAATCTCATAATGGCATTTAAGGCACAAAGCCGCCACTAGGTTGTCATCGGCTTTAACCCCTCGACCCTTACCGCCACCCCAATTTGTGTGTGCCGCTTGCACCATATTGCCCGACCCGCAAGCTTGGCAATCAAGCCCCGCCACTAGCTTTAACAGTTTTTTGCTTCTTATGTATTGGTGTTTTTGGAACAATGATGGTCTCCAATGTGGTAAATCTGTGTTCATTGGCGCACTCTAACCGCCGTCTGCGTGTGTTTCCTGTTGAAGTTCTCGTTTCTTTTACGATTGTCCAAGTCCCACATTCGGGACATTTCATTTATCACGTTTGGCTGCTTGTCTTATGGCCTCCATTGACGTTTGATTAGGGGCGCACCACATACTTAAATTTTCTTCTTCGCACGGTTCGCCCTCCGCATATTCTTCAATAATGCCGCAATTAAGGCATTCCCCATCTTTAAATTTATGTTTATCAGTTTTCATTGGTGCGCCCGATCTTGAAGTCTGTTGGTTGCTTCTCTAGTTCTAAATATCTCTATGTCAAGCCTTGCCGCTTCAATCTCCCACTTTAGCGTTTCTTCCTTTTCAATTGCCGCAGCCAAACCTTTTAGCAGTTTGTTGTAAACAGGGTCGGCATAAGCTTCACGTTCTTGGGCGTTTGCCGCTTCAAAGCCCATTTCTAAAGCATCACGCATAAGTAAGGCTTTTTGGCTTTTGCGGAATTCTTCTAAATAAACCCGTTGCGCTTTAGCTTCACCGTAGTGCGGCGCTTTGTCTCGGATTTGTTGTGCAGCTTCTTCGGGTTTCATTCGATTTCCTTAATCATTACATCTACACCGGATTCCAATGCATAAACTTTGTTAACGTGTAACTGGGTCACTTGCGTGTCATCTTTGTAAATAATTTTATTCATTGCATCTAAAAAAGTTTTTGCCACATTGTCGATGTCTGGTTTCTTTGTTGGGTGCTCAGAACCGCTTAAACACGCCTCTGAGCGCTTTTTCGAGTACGACTGAGGCACAGGTAGCCTGATGTACAAAAAGACCGCTACAGGCGTTTCTAGGGCTTTTGAAGAACCCATTGCTTGGCTGGCGCTGATGCCGATGGTGGTTTCGTAATCAATGGTTTGTTGGTCGGTGTAAACCTTGGTGAATTTGCCCAAACGTGAAAACCTTGGTCGGCCTTTGCCCCGTGGGTCGCCGATTACCTTGAAGATTATTTGCATCATTTTTTGTTCATCCTGTTGCGTAAATCGTTAATTGCGCTTAACCCTCGTTTTTTCTGAATGTCTGATAAGGTTTTTGACCACCATGCCGATGCTTGGATTTTCCCAAGGTCTTTCGCTTTCTTGCGGTATCTTGCTACCCACTCCCGCGCTTCCATCACCCTCATAGTCTCCAGTAAGTTCAAGCGCTGTTGTGGTGTCAACGTAGCTAAGTTGACCGGTTTCTTTGTGTTTGTCCAAAAGTTGATTGGCATTAAGTCTTTCCATTAAAATGCCTCCTCATCATCTTGCCAATGTTTTACGGGGCTTGAATTTTTTAAAACTTCTTTCAAATCGGGCGCTTTGTAGTCTTGTTTTTCCCATTGGTGCTTTGAACATTTGGGTTTTTCGCCCTCCATATGTACCGACCAACGGTTTGGGCAACCATGCACCGAGCACATGAGCCGTTGATTATCATCAAACGCATCATCCTTTTGTTGGGTAAATTTAGTTATTGCCATGATATTTTCCCTCAACGATTTTTGCAAAATTGCTTGGTTTAATAAGCCACTCTAAGTCGGCAACAAATGCCCGACCATCTTTGCCATTGATCCTACCGGTCAAGAATCTTGACTTGCCAACAGATTGGAAGAATTCAGCCCACCAGTTAAGCACATCACCCGATTCAATGGGTTTCTCCAGCGCAAGCTCGGCAGCTACCTCACGCCATCTTTGTCGCAAGTAACCGGCTCGGGTTTCGTTCCAAACCTCTACCCTACGCATTGTGGGCAAGTTTTGGTGGTATAGCTCAATCACGGCTTTGTGATCGCATTCGGGTAATTTCTTAATTGGCGTTAAATCAAGTTCACCGTTAGGTGGACATATATATGTATCTGTCTGGTTACTGGTTACTGGTTCTTGGTTAGGGTTTTGTTTGGAAACCACTTGGGTTTCTCTTGGGTTAGATTTGGGTCTACCTCCAAGCTTGCCAACCTCCCGATTTCGTTCAACTTTAGCCTGATATGCCTCAATTGTTTCATCACATCTTTTATGAAACCAAAAATCATGCTCTTCGTTGTAAATAAAAAACTCTTGTAAAACCGTTTGCACGGCAACAATGTTTTTACCCATGCGGATACGTCTAGCAACCTCTTGGGTTTTGTTTGGGATAGGCTTTTCTTGTGTGTAATACAAATCAAGAAGTCTACGAAATGCCAAATCCTCATCATTGCTTAGATGCGCCGTATCGTGGATGTAATCACCCACATGAAAAGAGTAATAGTGCATTTTATGCCTCGTTAATTTTTTGAGAGGCAGCTTTCCAATCACCTTTACAAAATACCAAAACATTTTGATGTGTTTTAGCCATTTTTCTAGAAGAGTCAAATTGTTTTGTAACCCGCATAGATGCGCTACCAACGCTAGTGGCTAAAATTGCCTCGTTGTATAAACGTGCGCCAGCTTGCTCAAAACCATCAATTGTTTCGCTAACAAAATTACGATAAAAGCCTTTTTTATCCCTAAAGTCACCCACGACAAAACAAGCAAAAGTATCGTTTTTCATCTTTTGCACGGAACGAAAAATAATTCGCTTGTAAGCGGCTAAAAAAGTATGCCATTCCATGTTGGAAAGGTCTTTTGGGTCATCGCTATATACCTCCAAATCCCCGTAAGGAGGGCATGAAAATACCATGTCGGCATCCGGCGCATGGGCAAGCATTTCCATACTATCGCCGCAAACCCATTCGGGTTTAATTTCGGTTGTTATTTCTCGTGCTTGTTGTTGATTTGCTTGAATTTGTTCTAAACGTAAATCGCAACCCCAATATTTACGGTTTAAAGCACCGGCAACAATTCCCCTAACACTTCCACCCGCAAATGGGTCTACGATTTGCCCACCATTAGGGCTAAACCATGAATAAGCCAATTCACATATAACTGGGTCAAAAATGCTTGTGTAATTTGCATCTACAAGACCTTGATCATTTGCATTAGTAGGGCAATGAATAGCGGCGGCATCTCTACCAACTTCACTAGCCATGCCAAGGGTTTTCCATGCACGTTTGCGCTCTTGCCAATCGCCACCCCTAGCGTCCAAAATTGTAAAAGGGGGCATGATAAAGCGTTGCGAGACAACGCCGCTTGCTTGTGGTTTTGTTGATTGACCAAACAAATCCACATCGTACAAAGACAAATTTTCCATGATTTTTTCTCCGCAAACTCCCTAAAAGAAACAAACGGCAGGGGGGGAGTACCCTTTTCAAAGCGGGGATCAATCCGCTTTTAGCCGTGTTTCAAACAATCTTACATCAAAAACAATTTGTGTTGCAATTATTTCCATAGCAACAAGTGGTGCAAGTCACATATCGACCATCTTGGTAATAGGTATGTGTTGAGCAAGCCGCCCAAACCATTGATGTTGATGCCGCAATCCAAATTGCCAAAAGTGCTTTTTTCATGTTTTCTCCTATGTAAACCATTCGGGGCGCAAGTCTCTTAGTTGGCGCAAGCGTAGCTCGGGAACTTTTTTCCATAGACACACCGCCGCCCTAGAAATCCTCAATATCCTCGCAAGCTCACTTTGTGAGCCTGCCAAATGCACTAATTCTTGTTTTGTCATAAGGGGATTGTAAAGCACAATTAACAAATAAGCGACATTAGGGAAAACACCTACAAATAATGCTTGACTTGGTGTTTAGTTAGCTTAACAATGCGCCCATGCCCCAGCAATTTCGCACAGGGTCTTTAAGGAAACAAAATGATTACTTTTGCAGAAACTAAAACTATTGGAACTAACAACGGTATTGGCGACATTTTTCTTGCTGACGTTGAATACAAAGATGGCAGCATTGGTCGTGTCATTGTCTATGGTGGCAATTTACAGGGTGCTTCACGCTTGCTTAATTTGCATGAAAAACTTGATGGTTTTACCGTTACTAAATTGTCTTAAAAGAAGCAACAACATGAACAAATACTTTACAAACAAAGAATTTCGCACCGGTTTTGATGCGGCAGCATTGTGTGAGTCTTGCAACAAATCTAAATCCAAGGATTGGATTGAGGGCTGGAATTATTACCAAGACAAAATTACCGCAAGCGAAACTGCTTGCTGGTTTTAAGGAGCAATCATGTTTGAAATAGAAAAATACAAAAAACCCACCGACTGGTCACAAGTCGCTTTGTGGGTTGTATCCATAACCGCCCTTGTGGTGGTTGCTCTCGACCTATTTGTTTGGAGAGCATGATGGAAGAAACAGGCACATTTGAAGAATACTTAAACCGCATTGGCGAGGTTAATGTTGAATGGTTTTGGTGCGAGGGTGATGATTGGGA